ACGATATAAACACCAACCCAAGAAAAACAGAGGGTTTAAATGTCAATTTTAGGGATTGAAAACCTGTCAAGATACGTTTTGCGAAGTACCGAGAACGAAAAATAACGCTTTTTAGGCGGTCAACTTCGCAAAACAGTATGGTCAATTGATACACATCCATATACTTTTTATAATAGATTTATATTTTTTTTTATTTTTAATTTTTATAAATGTGAACACACAAAAATGATTTTGTCAAATATGATTATTTATGTTTTTAATAAAGAAAAAAATAAAAGAGTTTTTAAAAAAGTAGATGGATATTAAAAAAATGACACTACTATTTTATGAAGTAAAAACACAAAAAACCCTTATAACACGTTTATGGTACTTCGCAAAATGATATTGACAAGAAACAAAACACATGTTAAAAAACAGGATGTGGATAAGTCCATGTGTTATCACTTGCACATAATATACACATATGATAATATGTCTATATGGTTATGTTGCGTGTATTATCACACACGATAATGAACACAAGGCAAATATGACCACAAAACACTATCAACAAAAATAGACACATGAAAACACTAAAAATTATCTACAAATACTTGACATGCCCCCTATCAATAATGACCGCCCTAGCGGGCGCGATTGTAGCTTTTGGGTATGTCTTTACTCAATTTGTGCCTTGTTTAAATGTGCCTTACTGTTAAAAAATAATAATCACAACATTATGATATTCATATACATGGCGAGAAAAAATAATCACAACATTGGCGGAGTATTACAAGCGCGCCATAGTTTTGAAGCTTTGCACAATGCAAGGATTGAAGCAGGCAAGCGTGGAGCTGATGGATACTTTGTTTCTCTTATCAAATGTGCATAATTCTATATATATGACAAAACTACGAGTGTGGAACAACGTGGATGGAGTTACAAGCTATACAGATATATCCGACAAGTACGAAGCTAAAAGGTTTATACGCGGGCTTATTGAGGAGCAGAAAGATGATGACAGTATCACAATGAACGCTTTTGGATTGGAAGAAGAGGGCGAGAACGGAGAATGGAGCGAGTGGAGCAACAGAGACGGAGAGGACATAATGGAGATTATAGATAATGAGGACATGGAAGAGGAGGCAAAGGTGAACATGTCAGACAATCAAAAATTGTTTGTCAGTGATGCAGAAGAACAGGGATTTAATGTTGATTATTCATACAGTGGGCGCGGGATGTATGGCAAAACTTGCCCCTCTATTATTCAAGAACGCGGGGGCGACAGGTTTGGAACAAAGGCGAGAACACAAGAAGATAGTATGGGGATGGATACAGTGATATACGCACAATACTAGTTTGTATTTTCCTTCTGTATCCTTCTTGGATACAGTATGGAGGATGTAAAGCTGAAAGCTTCATTCTCTCATTACTTGCTAGTAGTGATGTACATTTACAATTAAATAACTATACAAAACTATGGGACTAGACATGAACCTTTACAAGAAGCATTATGTGAAGAATTGGAGCTTTGAAAAGGCAGGAGAAAAGAAAGAAGTTACAGCTACAAAGGGCGGAAAGCCGATAAAAGGCTTGAAACCTGAACGAGTAGCTTATGTTACTGAAAATGTTATGTATTGGAGGAAAGCTAACGCAATACATGATTGGTTTGTGAAGAACGCACAAGACGGAGAAGATGATTGTAGAAACGCTTATGTATCATTCGAACAACTAGAAGAACTGCGAGATACCTGTAAAAAGGTATTGGATAGTATTGAGCTAGTGGACGGAAAGGTAAAGAACGGAAGCACAATCACAAGAGAGAACGGAAAGATGGTAGAGACACCTAACATGGAGGATGGAAAGTATATTAAAGATACTACTATATGTGAGGAACTATTACCTACAGCAGAGGGATTCTTCTTTGGTGGAACTGACTATGATGAGTATTACTACAACGATATTAAAGAAACATACGAAAAACTAACGGAACTTCTTGCAGAAGAGGAAGCCGATAGAGCAGAGTATGAGTATCATTCTTCTTGGTAGTATGAAGTTATACGCAACAATAACGAGCGAACGTGGAGGAAGAGAAGTAAAAAAGGGCGGAGACGAGATGATAAGAGTAGAACTAAAACGAGGAAACAAGTTTATATACTACATTTATCTAACGAACGAAACACTTTTAGTGGAGAAGAGTGGTAAACAAGTCTACATAGACAGACAATAAAAGGTACAACTTACAACGCGCAAGCGAAACAAGAAACACCGTCAATTACTAGCATTGGCGGTTTTTTTGCTTCTTGAAAATAGGAAGCAAAAAATACCCGAATGGGAGAAAAAGCACAGCACAGCTTACGGGCGAACGGGAACAAAAGTACAAATAAAAATTGTCGTGAGATTTTCAGGAGTTTCTTGGAAATCTCTACCAGTTTTTACTAACTAATAAAAAAATATGAGAAAAATCACAACATTCATAAACAAGCTTCGTAAAAGCGATAAGTCTCTCGAAGAGATGACTGATGACCTTGTAAATAAGCTGAAATTCGATAGTAACGAACATTACTATGGTTCACTTGGGGACGTAGATGAGGATGATGACTTGTGTGAGATGAGGGAGATACTAATGGACTTCATCGAAAAGGATTCATCACAAGCGTTTATTAATAAGTTTCACCTTCTCTTGGAAGTCGAAAGAGAATTAACATTAAGAGAAGACAGATAATTATGGAAACATTCGAACAATGGCTATCATCTAACAAAGATGTAACGACAGAAGAGCGTGAACGCTTTGCGTATTTGATGTCGCAATACAGTGCAGGTCGAGAACATCAACAGCTTGAACTTCCATTCTCACAATCAGACCTTGAGGATTTGATAAATGGGGAGGAACACAATTGGGCTTTTGAAACAGATAGGGGAGAGATTATCGACATTAGACTTTACAACGAAGACTACGAGGATAATGAGGAGGAAGAATAGCTATGGACTTTCTTGTAACTGGAAGTAAAATTACTTCACTTAAAAAAACAGAAGAGTTCTATATTCGGACCGAAGATGGGAGAGAGATAATCGCTACGAAACTTGAAACAATGGAAAATGTTGTTTGGAGCTTTGTTGGTGGTAGCCTATCGAAAGAAGAGCTTGGTGAGTTTAGAGAATTTTTAACAACCTTAGAAGAAACTAACTAAAATTATGGAAACAAAAGAAGAAGGAGTTGTAACAATACTCCGTGAGGGTGAGCTTATTGGTATCATTTATCACGATATGAACAAGCGAAGTAAGATACTTTATAAGTGTGAGCCGATGTCGCAAGAAGAAATAGTTGCGGTACTAACTCACAAGGACGAGCCTAAAGCCTAACTATTATGTTTGTAGAAAAACTATACCAGTGTAACTTTTGTCAGACCGTGCTATCAGGGAGAGTGAAAGCAAGCAGAGAGGAAAAGAACTACATCAGTATCACCGGCACAATCTCACTTCAACTATTGGATGCCGAAACGGAATACCGGAGTTTTTTCTATGTGAGTAATAAGCCTCAGACAGATGGAAAACCGTGTCAGATGTACTTCTGTAACTTTAGTTGTCTCTCGGAGTATGCAAAGTGGAAGCACAAGGATTACAACGAGCAGAGAAAGGACAAGCTACGAGAGGAGGCAAGCGAAGAATTTATTGAACGGGGGTCTAAAGAAAAATGGTAAAACCATGAGAATAAAAGCTAAAGTATCAGTTTGGAATTACGAGCTTGTAGAAAGGCGAAAGAAATTGGGTTACACCCAAGCTTTATTTGCTGTTGCTTGTGGTATGGAAACTGCTCGTTTAGGTTTTATTGAGACTTTAAAGGTTAAGCCAACAGAAGAAGAAGCTAGAGACATTGCCGAGCTTTTAAACTGTAAAGTCTCAAAGCTTTTTCCCGATGGATATGAAAAGGTTGTGGATATATTCAAGAGGGACTTAGTTAAAATTGCAGACATAGAACCACTCGCAATTTCTCCTGCAAGTGATGAACACCTCCTACTTCTAGGTAGTGTGGATGCTGAACTTACAGTTAAGAACTTGATTAAGGAAGCCGGACTTACTGAAAAAGAAGCACGACTTTTGGAAATAAGAAGTGGAAAAGACCCGATGACACTTGAAGAAGCAGGAAAAGTCTTTGGTGTTACTCGGGAGCGTATTCGACAACTTGAAGCAAAGATGCACGAGAAAATAAGAAGTTCAAAGGTTGGAGAAGAATACAAAAAACAGCAAGAGAGACCTATAACAAAGTGGTTTGGATATCTTTCTAAATACAATAGGTGGGGGAGTGCAGGTAAAGATGTTCATGTTTTTCCTGTTATAAGTGAAAGAGGAATGAAGTGGAAGATAGAACAACTTACAAATGACCCAACATGTGAGCAAATCTTTCCTCCATTCTCTGCTTACAGCGAACAAGAAGCATTGGCTATTATTAGAAATCAAATCGACTAGTTATCCACACTATTTTGTTGCTTAAAGACTGAAATAATAATATAATTAACACATGAATGACACAGAAAAAAAGAAGTGGAAGAGAGTATCAATGATATTCAATGAAGACATACTAGCAATGATTGAAAGATTTATGTCTGAAAAGGGGTTTGATACAACGAGCGAAGTGGTAAAACAGGCAATCCGTGGAATGTACACAAAGGAATTTCCTGCTTATGTTGAGGCGAAAAGGCAAGGTCCGGTGACACCGGAGGAGAAGGCTCAATACGAACAGGATAAGAAAGAAGCGAAGATTAAACTTGAGGAAAAAAGACTTATGGGAATCTGTGAAGCGCTTGGAGGTAAAGTTGAAAAGGGAGAAAGTGGAAATATGGTATGTAAATACTTCCAATACGATAAGAACAATCGTTATGAGAACGAACTACCTATTGCTTTCCTGTCTGAAGACCTGCTCGAATCTCAATATTCCCCTAGCAAGGAGGATGTCGAGAGAAGACAAAAGGCAGGGAAGGTTAACTATAAACTATAATTATGTTATCAATGACTAAAGAAACAACCGAGGAAAAGAAAATAAGAAAAGCGAGAGTCGAAAAAGAAAGAAAGGAACGTAAAGAAAAGAATCGCGCGACACGAGAAAAGGAAATGAAGCGAAGCGACTCAAAGGAAGACATCAAAGCAGATAGCGAGCTACCGCGTGCCGAAAGACGTAAGAAGGGTAAGAACTTTGGGGTGAAAATACTCGGAGCGTTGAAACCTATCGTTGGAAGTCAGAAGGTAGAGACTATCTCAAAGCCAGTTACACAGGAATCGAAGGTGAGAGTTGTTCCAATTCATTATGATGTGTCACTTCCAGTGTCTAACTGGCAAGCGATTATTGAAGAGGCGACAGAGATGGCACGAATTATGGACAAGCGAGAGATACAATATGAGAATGGGAGATTCCACACAGGATTCTGTTGGGCGCTTCACCATATGCAAGTATCAAATAACCCCTTCAACTTCTTTGTGCTATCTAGTCTAGTGCCGGATGATGTAATGAAAGAACTTGGGTCAAGGTTTATAGTTAATCCAAAGATTGATAAGACGATGGTTGAAACGGTTCAGAAACTACGCGAGGGATGCGTTTCATTCCCCAATAAATCAGAAACGAAGGTATCTCGTGCTTGGGTTATTGATGTGTCGTTTCAGATTCCAGATGCTAAGGCGAAAGGTGGACTCAAGAGCGTTAAGAAACAGGTGGCTGGGATTGTTGCACAGATATTCCAGCACGAGTGCGACCACGCGGAAGGTAAAAATATCTACTACAAGGAGCCAAAGAAATAATATGATTCCATCACCGTACCTAAACTCAAACGCCAATAATGCTCCAGTAAATATGGAACAGGTTTTGGAGTGGTTGGAAACATTTAAGAAGTTATTTAACCTGTCCGGTGCGATGCTTGTTATGAAAACAAATGTTAAACACGCGCCGGACTGTGGGGAGGAAGGATGTGACCACTATGAAAAGGTAATACTTAACCTTACGTTAAACAAAAAAGACCTCGAGGAGTTAGCGGATAACATTAAGCTTCATATAATATGAAACTATTTAATTTATTCATCCTATCCATTCCAGTTGTAACTTTAGTTATTCTTTGGTTTATGACGGACTGGATTAAGGACGGTAAAGTTCGTGGCGCTATATTCTTTATGGCGTATATCCCCATTACTTTTCTGGCAATAATTTTATTTCTTAATTATCTAGTAAATACTTAAAAGAACCAATTATTAAAAACTTAAATTATAGGAAAAAATAATATGCAAAGAACTTTTGTCTTAGGAGACCTACATGGTGGGTATAAAGCGTTGATGCAGTGCCTCGAGCGTTCAAAATTCGACTACGAAAACGACAAACTTATTTCTCTTGGCGATGTAGCTGATGGATGGACTGAAGTAGTTGAATGCTTTGAGGAGTTCTTTAAGATGAAGAACTTCATAATGGTGAGAGGCAACCACGACCAGTGGCTCAAGAATTGGCTTCAGAAGGGTGAACAGCCGGACATTTGGGTACTGCAGGGAGGGAAAAATACCCTTGCCAGCTTCGAGAAATATGGAAAACCTACAAAGAATAAAGTTCTTGGATTTTTGAAGACTACAAAGCATTGGTATGTGGACGAGAAGAACCGACTATTCGTTCACGGTGGGTACATAGATGGCGTTCCACTTGAGAAGCAAGACAAAATGGACTTGATGTGGAGCAGAAGGTTCATGGAGATGCCTCAACTTTGTAGTGAGATACAAGACTACAGGGAGGTGTTCATCGGACACACAACTATTTGGAGACACTCACAGTTGCCGATGCGTGTAGGTAAGGTGGTATTTATGGACACTGGCGGTGGTTTTGAAGGTGTGTTATCCTTAATGAATGTAGATACCTACGAAGTTTATCAATCTGACTTAGTTTCTACACTTTATCCCAATGTACATCCAAGATGAGTAAAATAGACTTAACATCAATAGGAAAAACCTACAACTATCTAACTGTAATTTCTTATGAAAAAAGGTTAGATAAAAACGGAACTAAAAGTAAGTGGTTCTTATGTAAGTGTGTTTGTGGAAATAAAAAATTCATTCGTTCAGCAAATGTGTTAGATGGGGGAATAAAAAGTTGTGGATGTAAAAGAAGAGAACTAATAAACGCAGGGACAAAAGCACACTATCTAAAGAATTTTAGTTATCCTGCAGAAAAGAAAATCTACTCAAACTATAAAGTTGATTCAAAGAGAAACGGGAGGGAATTTACTTTAACATTTGAAGTGTTTCTTAAAATTGTTAATAAGAACTGTTACTACTGTGGTTCAAATCCTGTTAATAAAATTTATAATAAAACAAAAAATAGATTTGCTGTTATTAACGGTATAGACAGAGTTGATTCATCTAAGGGTTATATAAAAAATAACATAGTCCCGTGTTGCTCAATGTGTAATATGATGAAAAATAAATATCCTGCTAAAGTATTTATTAAACAGGTTAAAAAGATTGCAACTCACAACTCACTATGTTAGAACTCTACGCGCATCAAAAAGAATTACTAGATAAAAACCCAGCTAAACATTTGATATGTTTTGGAACTGGATTGGGTAAGTCACTAACGTCAATGGAGCTTGCAAATAAGAATAGGTGCTCTGTTGTGTTTGTGGTGTGCCCTAAGTCATTGAAAGAAAAGTGGCAGAGAGACCTCGATGCTTTCCATTGGAAAGATTACGCGTGTGCGGAGTACCGAGTAATATCTAAAGAAGAGTTTAGAAAGGATTGGGATAAGTTAGACCCGTGTGATGCTCTAATTATTGACGAGGCACATTATTTCTCCGGACTAACGTCTCTTATGTCCAAGTCTCTAACAAAATATATCAAGAAGTGGAATACTAATTATATCTGGCTACTTACTGCGACTCCATATATGAGTACACCTTGGAATATATACACACTGGCGAGACACTTGGGATACGAGTGGAGCTACGGAGCATTTAACGAGAAATTCTTTACTCATAGATATGTTGGTCAGAGACTTATACCTGTGGTAAAGGATGGAATCGAAGATGAAATAGCGAGACTTGTTAAAGTAATTGGTACAACTGCAAAGATGGAAGACTGTTTCGATATACCCGAACAGATATTTGAAACAGAATGGATTGCTCTTTCAAGTGGACAGAAGAAGAAAATTAAGGAGGTGGAGAATGCGGAGACACTTCCTATAACGAGATTTACTAAAGTTCATCAGGTGGAGAACGGGAGCCTAAAAAGCGATGGTTATGCACCAGATGAGTTCATAGATAACTTAAAGAATGAACGCATCCTAGACCTTGTGGAAACTAATGACAAGGTTGCCATCTTTTGCAGGTATAATCTACAGATAGATGGGTTAGAAAAACTTATTAAAGAAAATATAAAAGATAAAAATGTATACATCATTAGGGGGGGCGTCAAAAATAGAGACGAGGTTGTACAAAGCGTGGAGAAAGATGATAAGTGTGTGGTCATTATCAACTCGGCGTGCAGTGAAGGATACGAACTCCCTTCAATCGGAATTATTGTCTTTGCTTCGCTCTCGTTCTCATACAAAGATTACGAGCAAGGGTGTGGACGTTTCCTTCGTGCAAATAAACTCAAGAAGAATGTCTTCATCCACTTGGTCTCGTCTACTCCGGAACACGATGGAGTGGATGAGGCTGTGTACGCTTCCATAATGAAGAAGCAGGATTTCTCATTAGCAATTTATTCAGAAAATATATGATAACAGTTCCATTCACACAATATGTTCGACCTAACGGAAGAACAAGACCTATCGAGATTGATGTACCGGATGAAGTTGGAGAGAAGGCTCTTAAAGTAATTGAGAGAGGAGGAAAGTTTGAGGCAGAGTGTATTGATGGGGATATAAGTTTAACCTGTCACTATGAGGATGAGGATATCGCAATAGAACTTTGTAGGAATGGACCTGAAGTTCCAAAGGCAGTCGAGACACTTATTGAAAATGCATTTATGACACAAAGATTTATATGAACACCTACATTACAGTAAATTGTCCGAGGTGTTTACAAGAAGCAAAAGTAGACCCGATGAGTGCTAAAATATGGTGTAGTAATGACGAATGTCAACTGTGGTTCAATGTTGTTGGTAGAGTTCTAACAACAAATGAAGCAAACAAAATACCAATTACATATAAATTAAGAGATTTACTAAAATAAATATGACAAAAACTAAATGTAAAAAATGTGGTAGCCTAAATATGACGGATATGATTCTAAATCCTTTGGCTCCCAACGAGCAAAAGAATAGAACGCTTATCCATCAGTTATCGTGTCCGGATTGTGGTGTTATATCTCAATATACAGAGTAATAGGATAGGTATGAAGAAAAATAAAATGAAACAATATATAACATTTGAAGAATTCCTGCTCTCGCCTCTTAGCATTCAACAAATGTATCAGGAGGATACGGAAAGTGAACACATCTCTATCTTCAAACTTCGACAGTAGTTATACACTTTCATATTTGTGAGCCGACAAGGTACACTTATATGAATGCAAGAAAAAGACTTCCAGACAAAGTTCAACACGTGGTTAAAGTATCACGATGAGTATTGGGGTGCATTTGAACTCAAGTTAACTGATAATCCATCACTTCCGTTCTCGGAAGTAAGACCTCATCAGATACAGAACTTGAACAACGTCAGGAACTCTCACTTTATCTACAAGATTCCAGATGAAGGATTCGGGCAAAAACCGTTTGATTGTTTCAAGCTTCAAAAGGTTCCTGCCTATATCGTTATAATGTACTACAGGCGAGGACAGAAGAATTTTTATATTATTCCAATAGACGATTGGAATGCTTACGTTTCTATAAGCAAAAGAAAATCACTCACGGAAAAAGAGGCTGCCGACATCGGATTCATTTGTAAGTTAGCATAAACAAAAAACACCTACTCTGGAGTGAGGTGTTTTTTGCTACCAAAAGTTTAGACCCTAAAAATGCGTTGCAACGCGTGTTAGTGAGGACAAATATAAACCTCCTAACATTTATAGTCTATCATAAATTTATTGATGAGTTATACCCTTCTCTATTTGATGAAATCTAATACACTTAAATAATGGTGGTCTCTATAAGTTGGGTGTAAAGCCACTCCGCCACCGCCAATGTTCTTTTAGGAGAAAACCATGACACTGATGAAAGAGCTGGCACAGAAGCTTGCTGACAAACAGGCGATGAATACGATTCTCGATTCCTGTGCTCCGCTCGTTCTTCAGGGAATTGTTTGGCGCGACACGGAGAGGTTGAGGAATTGTTCATCGGTTGTTTGGGAAGTGAAGTATTTGTATCTTCGTGGCAAGTTGGTGCATCACCCGTTGGTGTACACGCTTGTCCGTCTCAAGGAGTAATCATGAAGCGCACACTGAGCAACCGACCTATCAAGGTGGACTATACACCGAAGGCAGAGAGGAAGGTTGAAGTCGAGGAAGTTCCGATAAGGGAATGTCTCGTATGCAAAGCACCTACGCAGGGCTACGGAGCTTTCCAAGAAGGCTACGTTTGCTCGCACAAGTGCAATGATGCCTACGAGGAGAAACGCCCTCGCATGATGGACTACAAGGTGGAGAAGTGAAAGACCACCCACCCCTCACCCGACATCACCGCCTCCCTACTTCTCAAGGTGGTGAAGATGCTTCATGGAACATCTCGATGATTCCTGAAAAGCAACACCAAGCGTGGCACACCCTATTTGGGAATAAAACCGCGTTTGAAATCTGCGAAATTATCAATTCGATATACCTCGACCCGCATTACAAGTTCCAAGTCATCAGGAGAAAATCATGAGAACTTTCATCTTTGCTTTCTTGCTGTTTGCCTCCCAATGCTTCGCCATGTCGCCCAACGACCTCATCGGCGGAGATGTCCTCCAGCAAGGCGTGTGCGGATACAAAGGACAACCTGTCCACTGTGTCCTCGTGCAAAAGGACAACAAGCTCTACGTGGTGCTGTTTGACAGCAAGTACGAGCCGCGGCGCATGTTTCTCGTCAAGGAAGGAGCGAAACCTCCGCTTGAAGAAGATGAGACAACGCTGGTTTGGTCATCGGATTCCGTCTGATGCCACAAGTAGCCCAACAAACGGGCTACTTTATTTTCTAAAGGACAAAAACTTTACACCCTAGTAACCTCACCGATGGCATCACATTTTAAACATTTTCCTATTTTCATACTCATTTACTCATGTGTTGGGTTAGGGTGATACTCTCTAATGTCTTTCTTTCTTAGGTCGTAAACTTCTTTCATAACATATATCAGGTTACGATTATGTAGACACCCGAAGCAAAGTGTCGGGCTTCCTAGTTTTGCTCGGCAGGTATCACATTCCATAAATTCTGTTTCTTGCTTCATAGTTATTTCGTATAATGTTGCCTTAAGGGGTTAGCGACACAAGATTATTCTCCAATAAGTACACAAGCATCTTAGCTCGTGCGTCTGCTTCGGTGTCTGCACCAGAGGCAGTTATATAACCACCTGTTGACTCACGTTCACACCTCCAAGGAAATTCAACACTTCTCGTCTTCCTACTAAGACAATCACTTAGCGACATCTCCCCAAGCTCTGCGACAGACCAAGTTGGTACAAGTTCTCCTGAATGCTCGTCGTACAACCCGTAATCAGTCTGGGTACTTAGAATAACCTTCCATTCTTCGTTCTTCTTTTTGTTCCAGTAAAAACTACTGGATTCTTTTACCCCTAACTCCTTCAGTTTTTGTGCAAGCTCTAGGCTTACGACTTGTTGTTCTAATTTCATGTTTGTTTAATTACTTTGAGTAATGTTGCTTCAATGCCCTAGCTAGAAATCCTTTGTTTTAATCTTATACATTGTTCCATCTGGTGCGTGCCATACAATTCCTTCAATTCCACAGTCGTTTCCGTATTTACTTTTCTGTGTAGGTAGCCATTCTTTTAGTTCGTCGTAGGTTGTCGGCACGTTTTCAAATACTGGTGCTTGCCCTAGAGAGAAGAATACTATGCGGTTACTGTCTAGATTTAGCGGATTACCTTGAATGTTTGTACCTAGTAATTCGCCACTCCACTCTCCGTCTGGCACAGTAGAAAAGTCTGTATTCTTGATACCGTCAAAAATCCACTTGTCCTGTGGGTCGCCATCTGTTGCCTCTTTGTACCAAGGTTCTTCGATACCTTTGTGCTTTTCTAACTTCGTAGGATTACGTCTCTTTTCTACACGAACGACAGTGTGATTTCGCACAGTTACACGCACGTTTGTACCGTCTAGTTTCTCGGTAGACGTCGAAATAAGCAGAACTTCGCTGTCCACCACCATTTCTTTAGTTATTTTTCCGTCTCCTTCCCAATTTCGATTAAAGATTGTTTTGATTTTTTTCATTTGATTTTATTATTTTGAATAATGTTGTCGTAGTGCCCTAGCTAAGAAGGAATACGTCTGGTTTGCTTTCGTTTGAGAGTCTTTACCTAACGCCTTAGATACACCTGTTACTGTTATTTCTCCCTTTGAGTCGGTAGTGGGTAGATAACTACGATTTGATTATTTTCCTTGTCGTAAACCACTTTAGCTTTTGGATTTTGCTTTTGCCAAAATCTCATTTCCGCCTTACGTATTTCTTCATTTAATTCTATTTGTAGTTCTGTTATTGTTTTCATTTCTTTTGCTTTTTGGATGAGTGGGTTCATATGGTTATTTTAGTAATTCTGGGTCTTTATAAATGTTGCCGATGACTTCACTTTCGTCCACCTGTCTTGTTGTTACTCCGTACGGTTCGTGGTCGTAGTTTTTGGCGTGACAAACTGTATAGAAACCTGTTCCCATACCAAATGGACTAAAATACTCTCCAAATCGGACTTCTCTACTATTTGGATTTAGTATATCCCCCTCATATATCTCCTTTCCATTCTTGTCTAACAGTCCTGTGAATTGCTGTAAAACATAACGACTATTAACTGGCATCGAGTGCTTTACGACTACTACATCTGCTTGGGCGCCAATCCACAGCCCGTAATTACCGTCTGTTAAATCTACCCACACTTCTTGTTTTGAATCCCACGCTCTAAATTTTATTGTTCTTGTCATATATTTATATTCTGTTTTGCTTTGAGGGGGAGAGATTCACACGTTTTACAATGTTTCTCTCCAAACTTTCTGACACTCTTAAAGTTGTTGCATATTTTACATTGTTGCTTTATTTCTTCTTTTGGTAGGTATTTTGATTTCATAATTCTCCTGTACGATTTTTGTTAGGTGTCTCATATTAGTCTATATATTTACCGCAAAACATTTTTATTAGTTCCACATTGTTTGTTTTTGGCATCTCCAGACAAAACAACAAATCTACGTCAGAACGAAGGCGGTCTAACTTTTGGTTTATCTTTATAATACTCAAACCCTGCACATAAATAATGGCACCATAAATAATGGCACAGAGAAACAGCATTGCTATTAGGAACATAAGTGATTGTAGTGTTTTCATATAATTTATTTAATTTATTAAGGACACAATCGCACTATTAAAAAGGTGTTGTAGTGCCAACATGGATTGAGTAGAGTGCATGGATAATTATCCTACCACTTACTTATATCCATTTCAACATCCGGCATTTCAAAGTCTAGTGAAGACATTTCATCACCCCTTTCTTCTTGAGGAACAGTTGTCCAAGAGTCGTCAATTTCTCCGACTTCATCAACATCGAGCGAAGCATCAACCATTTGAATCTTCTCGAAGCGAACCATAATGTCACGGAATTCTTCTCTCAACATCCATTTATCTCCCTTTGGACCGGTTCTTTTTTCACGAGTACATATTCCAAGAGCGTTTAGCTGTGCGAGCCAAGAGTTTACTACGATTGTTTGATACCCAATTGAAGTTGCAAGTCCGGCTGTCCCCACCCCCTGCTTATATCGTGCAAGTTCACGCAACGCAGTACGTCTTTTAATTGGGATACTGTCGAACATTATTTTATACAAAATATTAATCTGCTTTTCAGTAAGTGCCCCCTGATTTTCTCCGATGACGATTTCTTTTTCTTGTTTTAGGTCTTCTTCATCTACCACAGCAAGTTTATTCATCAGTACGAACGCTTCCCCAAGTCCAATGATTTGTTTAGCCATACGCATTGGCATAGTCTTGCTCGGGACGAACTCGACTAAGCCTCGGCGCTTATCAATCACCATACCAGAGGCAACGATGGTGACAAAGTTAACAATCTTAAGTAGGTCTTTTTTATCCTGCACACTTATTTCAAATGGAAGAGTCTCTTGATGCTCGAACACAAACTCAAGGTAGTCTTTCATACATTCCTTCAAATGGTTCTTCTTCTTTTTGAAACCATCTCCTTTATCCTTCATTGACTCTACGACACGCTCAAGTACATCCATTCTTTCAGGTTGAATCATAGAATACATAATGAATCTGTCTCCCATCACCGCAAACTCCTCATTCTTTTCGTAGATGATTTCAGTACATCCGGCGATTGCCCCAACCTTTCCCTTCCAAACGATGTCGTCTCCAGTTCCTGTTCGCTTAACATACTTCTGGTCATACACCTCACGAAGCTGGGACATAATCTCCGCTTGAGCATCCTTATTCTTGGAAATCATTGATGTAAAGTCCTTGAATGTCATTATTGAACCAATACTCATCTTGTGTAAAAGAGAGGTCTCCTTGCCTGTTTTTTTCTGCCCAGAAGCGAAGGTGTTTACAGTCAGGTCAGAGATAGGGAAAGCGAGTGGTTTACCACGTAGGGATACCGTATCAATGGACTCTATTAGTTCCGTTTTACCCCCTGAAGGTGGAGAAATAATGAGGAGCCATACTGGGTCATTGTCGAGCTGATTTGCGACCACTGTAGCGCAAATTAGAGGCACTACACCCCTGTCAGCCATAAGAAAGACCTCATCGAATTTCTTCTGAAGTTCCTCAATACTTCTAATTTTAAGTTCTTTTTCTTCAGACATAAAGTTTTTCCAGTTGATTACTGGGAAACCCTAACGAGGGTGATTGGCTCACAACAAACCAATCTCCGTTCATTAGGGTTTCCCAAGAATCATCTTGACCGCAGTACGTAAATCACAAGAATGAATTTGTCTAACAATGTCAATAGTGTCGGCACGCTTGAAACAACCAAAACAGTATGCGTGGTTATCAGGATATAATTTAAGAGAAGGTGAGTCATCATTATGGAAAATACACGTTGCAAAACCAGCCGAATTGAACTTCAGATAATTACTTATTGGCACCTGTTTTGCAGTCGTTATGTCATCTTTTCCGTTGTTAGTGAAACTTCTGCCGAAGTTCTTTTTCACACGGTTCCAGTTTTCTATTCGGTTGTTTAGATTTTCAATGATAATATCTATATGAATAGTTTCTTTGCCTTTCATATTTGCTTCACGCTTATCTTCCATAAAAGTATCAATCTCTAATTTGAGGTCTTTGATAATTTTATCTATCTTATTTCTTTTACTAGGAATGATAGAAATATCTTTCGAGATATTCCAAGAGCGTGATTCATAAGCGATGTCCTGAAACTCTTTTAATGTGTGTGTTTTGAAAAAGTCAGTGATGTCTTTTCCATCTTTCATCTCTGGAAGGAAAATAATTTTAGCATCAGGAATCATTGCTTGAACGCGAAGTGCACCACGAAAACCAGCCTCGTCTCTGTCGAAACAAATGTATATATTATTACCTTGTAGTTTCTCTACCCACTCTACATTGAAAGTTCCGGCACCTCCTGTCGAAGATACTGCATTAAGACCGAAAGAGTTGAGCAGTACGCAATCAAGTTCTCCCTCCGTGATAAAGATGTTTTCTCCACGTAGTCCGGTAAGTGTATGTGAATTAAACAAGGAAGCTTTGGAGCCGGAATCATAAGTATATTTCGGTCCTTCAAATGAAAACGGGTTCCTGCGATATTTATTGAATAGTAGTTTCCCAAACTCATCTTTAACCGGAATAACAATTTGTCCGTCTTTAACGAAGATGCCAGTTGTTTGAAGTAGTTCATATGAAATTTTTCTATCTAGTAGCCACTGCAAAACAGGGTCAGTAATGATAGGTTGTGAAGTTGTGATTTCCATTGTTGTGATTAAAGCTACATCTTAGTTATATACCTAGTTATCCACACTAAATTGTTGCTTAATTTTTAGTGTAGCATATACTAATTAGACACACTAAATAAAGATGTGGATAAGTACAAAATATGCAAGTATCACCGAAGAAAAAATATCTATACGATATGCGAGATAAGCTAATGATTCAAGCTTATTCTCAAGGATATAACAAAGCAGACATTGCTTTCATTTTTAATATGGAGAGAAGTTGGGTAACGCGTGTTATGAACAACCTCCTTAGAAGTACAAAGAAGTAGCGTGTGTTTTCACCGCTACTTCTTTGTGTTCCGCAAGGGGCACATTAACAATTATAAGCCAAAGGACATCCACAGGGACAGCCATTAGGACTACCACACGGACAACCATAGGCACAACAAATTATATGACAGACGGATATAACACAGTAGTAGACGGGGAACTGTTGAAGTGGGAAAAGGAGGGGGTTGCTGTTGAAGGTCTTCTACAGCGATACACTCAAAAGCCGGACACCGGGAAAGGTGTTGGGCACGTGTATGAAGTGAAGACTAAAAACGGAGTTGCCGCTTTCTTCGCACCACAACTTCTTCAAAAGAAACTAGAGAATCTCCCAATCGGTTCTATTGTGAAAATTACTTTCACAAACACAACTAAAACCGCAGTCGGAAATCCTCTTAAGCATTTCGATGTTGGTTTCATTAAGCCAGAAGAAGCAATGTTCTCAACCAAGCTTAAAGAGCTTGGGCTAGAGGGTTATAACAAAGTAGCCGATGAAGTTTCTCCAACTGGTGCACAAGCACTTGTTGATGAACTAAACGCTCCTAAGTTAGACGATGGAGCACCAATGTAATTATGTTAACACCTCAAGATATCCAAGCAGTCATCAAAGAAAAGATTCCCGAGGGTCTCATTGTGCCAGCGCACGATGAGTTCGGACATCACTATCGGCATACTCCGACAGGTGTGGTCTTTGATTCGGTGACTACGCAGATGTCAGGAGTGTTAGATAATCCACATCTTAAAGTGTGGGCATCTCGCCTCGCAGTTGAACATTTCTCTGGTCAGATATCAATGGATGTAACAATTCTAAATGATATGACTAGACTTGTTCAACTGAAGGAATCATCAATTATGATGCACAGAGATACATTTGAAGATGCAGGAGGCATTGGAACTGTCGGTCACAGTGCTGTTGAAAAGTTCCTGCTCGAGTGGATGGATAAAGGTATCCAGCCACAAGAGTTGGATAAGTTCATCAGCGGTGAAGATGCACGTGAATGGGCGATACTTCGTTCAGCAGTTGAATTTGCTAACGACTATTATCTCATTCCTGTCGCATCCGAGCTTCTGATATGTAACCTCAAGGATAAGTATGCAGGTACATTAGATGGGCTAGGATTCGTAATTGTTCCTCACAAGAAGTGTAATGACGGTAAACGTCACGACTTTATGAACGCAAGTTCATCTGATTGGAGGAAAAAGATTTGTAGTAAGTGTTCCTATAAGGGTACTTATCAGCTTGCACTGCTTGATTGGAAATCGTCCAATAGTATCAAGAAAATACAGTACGCAGCCCAAGTATCTGCATACTCAAAAGGTTTAAAATCAATGGTAGGCAAGGCTTTTAAGACAGACATCCTTCTTATCGTAAGGCTTGATAAATCACAGGCTAAGTACGAAGTTCTGCAGGTTGCAGACGAGAATCAGGCTTATAAAGCGTTCCTACTAATGACTAAGGTAAGTCATTGGATTAATAAAGGTGGAGAGCAGTTGATTCCTCCTATTAAGAAAACAGCAATATCGATATGACAGAAGAAGTAAAAGATGCTTTGCTCGAGTACGAGGAATTGAAGATTGATGAGAAGAAGATAACAGCTCGCCTTGAAGAACTCAAGGAGATTATCTTACCTTCTATTGGTGATGAACCAGTCAATGCTCGTTCCGGTTACTTCGAGATAAAGAAGAAAACAAGTTGGAAGTACAGTCCTGAACTGGTAGCAAAGCAAGGAGAGGTGAAGAAGCTTGAGAAAGATGAAATAGCAAAAGGCATAGCTACTGCATCCGTTTCGACCTACTTGCAATATAATCATGGTAAGGAACTCCCAACGGAGTAAGGGGCTTGTCCCCTGAAAAACCCGCAGACCAAGGTAGCGAAACTGGGAATTGCATTTGCCTAGAGTAGCTCGTAAGGATATCGGTTCTCTAAGAGAAATAAATGCTTAACGCCTTGGACGGGGTTTTCAGGGGACAACATTACTAGCTAATTACATTCTTATGAAAGGAAAAAAAGAAACAAAGTACGAAGAGAAAGCTGATAAGAAAAAGGGGAAGAAGTAAGTCGCACAAAAAGTCGCTATCCATTGGATAGCGACTTTTTGATTGCTCTGGTATGAGGACCTATCTATAAATAGGGTTACTCAATTATATCATTTTTAAGTTCTTCTTCAATTGCTTTTCGGAAGTCCAGTTTTATTCTCTTTGCGAGTCGGAATAAAAGATATTTTAGATTCACTTATCGTGTATCTGTGTGCTCCATTACTGGTGCTGTTATGCTTTCACTTGCAACTTCAGCAGATACTTCAGGCGCAGGTTCAGTTGCCGCTGGTACAACATCTTCCACAACATCAAATCCGTTAGGAGCAAATTTAGTACCTGCTTCACGAACGAGGTATTCATCATTAGTAAAGATAGCCCCATTTTCGTTTGAACCATCACGCTTGAAGACAACTTCTGTTCCGTCTTCTTTGTGAACGATGAAGTCTGCTTCCTCATCTCCTTCTACATTTCCACTACCGAGCTTATTAACTGGAAAAACTTCACCTGTAATCTTGTTTACTATTTCATAAACAGTTGCAGAACCAACCATATTTTCGTCTGACATATAATTTGTGACTAACTGATAAATATACTTTTTCCCGAGGGTAATTTAAGTATATCTTATTTACACTATATTCCACGAGAGTCGTCCACAGTTGTTTTGATTCCCATAAGTGTAACATCTCCGTGACGATAACGACCTATATATGAAGTTACAACGCCAACTAATACTACTACACCTGTAACTATAGTAGTAAGGTCTGCTTGTGAGATATTAATTCCATAATGAGAAAGTATAAGCCCTAAGAAGGCAACAATAGTTATCATATTGCCCGCTTGAGTCATACTCATTCCGTTTGTTGTTGGCATACTAAATTGTTTCGATTAGATTACTAAGTTCCCCTGTCGCCTTGATAACTTCCGCCAGCTTCTGCTGGAGAGCTGCCTTCTTTGTAGCCGACACTGCAGGGGGAGGAGCGACTACAGGGATTGCGGGGGCAACTGATGTTGTATCTGTTATTATCCCATTTAAGCGACTAAGGATTTCATTAACAATTGTATTATCAATTGACCCATCAAGATGAGTGAAATCACTTTTATACCTTGTTATTTCTTTGTGACACATAATTTGTGGATTCTTTATTCCTGAATTCTTGATGATTTCTATAGCCTGTGAGTATTGCCACTCTGTTAACTTATCTCCGACCATATACTCAAACTCAATTCCAATAAAGGAAGCATTTGGGTTCTTGAACATCCCAAGAGCATTCTTCGGGAGGATTGCCTGTGCTCGTGGTGTAGGATTTGATATAGACCCTGCGTGCCATGCAGTATCAGTTATATTAACTATTTGAATAATGTCTCCGTGCTTTTTACCAATAATATAATGCGCCGAGGATGGATTTTCTGTCCTGTTTGTTGTAAGCCAAGAGACAGTTCCTTCGTAATTTCCGGTTGTACCGTGTAGTATAAATCCGAGAGGTTTGATGCCTCCGACTGTGTACATTGGCGATTGTTTAAAATTCATATATTTATTTATTTTTTTGCCAGTCTTGCAACTGATTTAGTAATTTTTGAGGAACAGCAAACCCCATACGTCCGGTGTTTTCTATAATAGAGATAAGTTCAGTAAGAGCAAGAAAGCTCATCATTGACTCATCCAGTATAGAAAGAGCTGGGGTAACTGTTTCCATTAAGTGAGATGCAGAGATGAGAATTCCATAGACGATAAACTTTATTGGGGTACGAAATACTTTTGCTGACTTAATATGTTCTCCAGTCTTTTTTGCTGCGACAACTGCAGTTATAAAATCCAACACAATAAGAACAGTTAGAGCTTTTGATGCTTCAATAAGGTTAACGTCAAAGAAAAAGATATAGTACCCGAAGGCAATTGAAGATACACACTTGGTCACTAAATTTTCGCAAAAACTTGCGAATAGTGCGTAGATGTAGTGGGCTGTTTCTATCTTCATATTAGTTATAGTTTAACATCGCAAGTCCAAGAAAGACTGTGGATTGTCAAGGTTTTTGCTTAATTAGTGCCCTTAATTGGGCTATCACCTCCTTGGAGGCGAGACCCTTGCTTTGCAGGTTAGAGATGTACGCGTTCTTCTCTTCCTTTGAACCGAGTGTCATTACATTGTTGAAGATATACTTAGCACGCTCACCATTCGCAACACCCAATTGACCCATCAATCTTTCTTGATAGTTCAATCCCTTCTTCTCATCTACTGCAATTTGTTTTAACTTTGCAAAAAGAAGTGGGTCAGTCTTACGAAGTTCTTCAGCTTTTGCATTAGCTTGTTCCTTCGGCATACCACTCAACTTTTTATAGAGTGTCTCCGCATCATTCTTTCTGCGGAAACTTTCTCGTGCTTGATTTTCAAGTAATGTTTTTATCTCACTTGTTTTTGCACCTGCTCCTTGTCCAACTTCTTCCTCTGTACGAGACTTATAGAAACGAGAAATGAGTGGATACTCTGATGCAGGTAGTGGTTCTTTCGAGTTGAAAGCCGCCCCCATATTGAAGAACTTTCCGACAGTACGACCTGCTCCTCCGATGTACTGGTCGAAGTAATACTTAATGTCAGCAGGTGAGATTGCTACATCTGCCTTATCCTTAAGGATTTCAGAAATACTAATAGCAATCTTTCCTTCCTTTGTATTACCAAGAGAAGAGAAATACTGGATGTCTTTAGGGGCATTCTGATTTGTGTCAGAACGGATTTTACTACCATTCCATGATTGATTACGCTGTACTTCAACAGGAGTATCGAGGATAGTAGGAACAAGAGCAGATGTAAGGTCTGTACCTCCAACAGGGTTGTAAGCGTTCACCATCGACACCATGATGTCATTCACAAAGTTCTTCGCATCAAAACCTTGTCCGGCTGTAGCATCGTAAGCGTAGTCACTCATAACCTTGATAGGTTTAAGACCCCATGAAATAGGAATAGTTACATAGTGGACACCCCCTTCTTTATTTGGAAGCACGATAGGTAGACCATTCAAGCGGTCATACTTCGTAACCTTGTTTCTCCAATTAGGGTCTACACGGTCATTCCATTCATTCACTGATGCTGTTGCTCCTCCAACTGCAAGCATTACAGAACCGAGTACCTTTGGATTTTTAAGCGCACGCATCATCTTTGTAGTACCTTGAATCGAAGCGTTCGAGAACATGTAGAGGGCATTCAAAAGTGGACCTCCTTTACCCATACGGTTGAAGTTAATAGATGCCTCCTTTGCTAGGAATGCTGCACGGTCTTTTGATAGACCATTCTCAAGAGCTGTCTTATATACTGAAAGACGAGTAGAATCTTCGAAAACAGCGTTAATGTTATCCACATATTCCACAAGTTTTTCCCCAACTTGGCGTGTTTTTGAGTTAGCAATTTTCTCCAATTTAGCAAGATTTAGCTCCGTTTCCTTACGTGTTGAAAGACCCATTCCACCTGTCGTTCCACCCATATCACGCATCTCTGCATAGAGTTTTGCTCCGGCAGTGTCTTTTCCACGAAGAGAGTCCATTACATCTTTAAATGATTGAGCATCGTGTTTTAGCACTTTTGCTGACCCTTTGACACCTATATCTTTCTGTGAAGCAAGATAGGTTATAACTTCTTGTAAGTCTCTTATTTTGTTAGGTAGTGCAAATGAGATAGGGTCGAAACGTGTCATAAGTCCCGAATAAAGACGAGTGAAAGTTCCAACAGCATTTAAAAATCCTCCAAGCTTTTCACGACCAACACCACGAAGAGCAATCGCCATGTTAGGGTCTTCAATCTTAATCCATACTTTTTTACCATCTTCATACATTTGAAGTATGTGAGGGTCTTGTGTCTGCTCAAGAATAGCACGACCATCATTTCCTTTACCTACAATCTTTGGTTTAATAATTGTCATTTGGTCTCCAACCAAATCTTGATTGTTACGAACGAAATTAAGTGTTGCATTATCAACAATGTTTTTCTGTGAACGAAGTGCTGCTTGCTCGTAGTTAGTAATCACATTACCAAGCACATCGGCAACCTCTCTTTGTGAACCCTTAGCACGCTTGATACCGGTTGATTTAACATCAAGTCCTGCACCTCCAAGCACACTTCCTATATCATTTTCTCCTTCAAATATACGCTGTAGAGGAACGTGATTCTTATACTTTTCACGAAGAGTTTTGTATAGGTCATCAGTAATAACCCCACTTTCACGAAGCATATCAAGTGTCTTATTATTCAAATCTTGAATCTTATCGGCAACAGCTTTTATCTTTGCACCTTGAGGTGATGATTCAATTTTAGCTAGTCTCTCTTCAGCTTCCTTTGTAGTAATTCCGGCTGCTCCTTCACCAAGAGAAGCATTACGTTCAGGGGCGTGACGAGCAATAAGATAATCATTTACTTCCTTACGAGTAGCGGCGAGGTCTGTTTTTATTTCATCAGCGATAACCTTCATATCCTTCACAGCAGTTTCAGTAGCAACACGACCATCTTCAATTAACTTACCAACTTTACCGGAATAGAGTGTAAGTTTTTGGTAGATGTTAGAAGAATCATCTACAACTGCAGCAGGATTATCGATAAGCTGACGAACTCTCTCATCAGTATTTTGTACATACTCGAGTAGGTTTGTTTTAGTATCTGAAAGTGATTTTGCTACACGAGAAGTAGTAGGAATATCATCCCCTGTTTGTGCTGCGTTTTCTAGTATTGACTGATTATCAGGAGTATTATATAATTTCTTATTATATGCCGATGTCTCTTCTTTCAAAAATTTTGGTAGCTGCGGTACTTCTGTACTCTTTCCTCCTTTATCAAGGTTGGCTGTTTCCCCCATCCCATTATCGACCACCTTACCAGTTTGACGATAATCGTTAGCACTAGCTTCAATTTGTGATACAGAAGGTGTGCCTCCATCCTTCCCTAATAGGGCAGGATTTTCTGTTTTAATATGGTCATCAATAATCTTTTCAACTGTACCTTTATCTGATGCGGTAGATAGTTTTTGTGCGAGAGCATCCTTATTAGGGATATTATCAGGAAGCATTGTTGAAATAACTTTAGGGTCAGTTTCCTTTGCAATAGTGTCTACAACTCCTTTTCCAAAACCAAGAGACTCCATAAGTTTGGGAGCGATAGCACCTAATGCAAGTCCAAAAGGTTTAAGTGCGAGACCTATTTCAGTTCCGGCTGGGTTATTTAATGCTTGGTCAATGATTCCACCGGTGACTGCCTTTGTCGTGTCCATACCAGCATTAATGTTGGCGTTTACTTTAGACTGTGGAGACTGGAGTGGTCCAAGCCACTTTCCCAGTATTGTTGGAAATGTAGTAGGAGGGACAACCGCTGTAGCTATCTCCCCTGCTTTCTTATTCCCTGTAGCCAAGGAGTAAGCCCCAGCAGCTAAACGTGGAATTGATTCACCGGCTCCAAGCGCGTATGATGCCATTCCATTTGAAATTGTCTTAGCAAAGTTATTAACTCCACTTAATGTTTCAGCTCCCTTTGCCTTAGCTGCGTTTAAATCAATAGGTTTAGCAGGAGCAACTTGAGACATCCCAAAAGGACCATCGACTCTGGCAGGAGTACTGGTATCAGTTGGCGAAGTAAGTAAGTTAGTAGACCCCGCCTTTAGTTCACTGAATGCGTTGGCGATGGTATCAAAAAATGACATATCTTATTAGAATAAAGGAGTTGTATCCTCCGGAGCTACGTTACCAGACTTTGAGTCGACCTTGTTCAAGTCCATAGTCTTACGATAGATTTGGATGTCAGGAAGATTTCTAAAGTTCTCCCACTGCGCCTTGAATTCTGCATCGGTTGCATCCTTGGCAATATTCCCAGCGCGTACTTGAGAGAGTCTGAACCAGTCAGGAACTCGTGAAACATTAAGGTCAGAGATAACATCTGCTTCACTTTTTCCAATAAGTTCTTTAGGAAGGTCATAACGTACAGCTTCATCCTTAGTGAATGTGTTGCCTCCAGTTGTAGCAACACGCATAGCATCACGCTTTGAGGCGATGTATTGTAGAAGTGTTCCACTAAACTGACCTTGTGACTTAACAAAGTTATACTCTTGGACTGTAGCAGGGTCAGCGCTTGCGAGAACTCGTCTGTAGTCAGCGAGAGATTGTGCAACGTAAATTGGGTCAATACCTTTTGCCTTCGCAACTTCAATGATTGCGTTGTCTTTTTGTTCAGGTGTAAGATTTGGATTCGCTGTGAAGTAATCACTAAGAGTGGAAGCAGTATTGTCTGCAATCTTTGTTGCATCAGTAATTTCTGCTGAACGCTTAAGTCTTTCTTCTGCTTGTTTATCTTGTTCTGCTTTAACAATTTGCATTGATTGAGTGAAGAACTTTTCCTTACGGTCTTGAATCTCTTTCGAGAGGTCTTTATATTCTTGTGCTTTCTTAATCGCAAGAGCAGATTGTTTTTCATCAACAGCATTCTTAGCTTCCTGAAGAGCAGAAGCACGCTTTGCTTCGAGGTCTGAAATTTCAAACTGGTGTTGCTGATTTAGATTAACGAGTGCCCCTTGAGCCGATGCAGAGTCGCCGAGGTATCCACCAATACGAGCAAGGGTTGATGTGAAAGTTCCGGTCTCGTGAGTTTGAGCGATATCCTGCTTTTTACGAGCCACATCAAATGAACTATTTATTGCTGCCTCATCCGCTGCTCTACGTGCATCTAGTGCATCATTCTGTCGCTGTAGTTCAGCCATATATTTATCACTTGCCGCCTGTACATCTGTTGTATTTAGTCCAGCAACAGTCGATGCGGCGTTATTTTCTTGAGCAACAACCGGAGCCGATGACGAATAAACGGTTCCTTGCAGTCCTGTTGAAGTTAGAGCTGAAGTACCAGAGGGTGTTGCTGTAATTGTTGGAGTATAGTTTACGTTTGCGCCCGTTGAGTCAACATACTTATAAGAAGGTGTTGTACCGTCAGTACCTACACCGAGGTTAAGTTTATAGACGTTCGGGGCTACAAGTTCTTTTGTTCCAGATGGGGGGATTGTAGTGATTGTGTCCATAGTTTTATACTATTTTGTGAATCATATAGTCGACCAATGTTCCAGTTACATTAGAACCTGCTGTACATGAAATTGTTATATTTTGAGAAGTTGTACTATCAATAGAAGCTGTATTTTGGGTAGCTTCTGCAACTTGGCTTGTACTACTACCACCTAATACTCTTGTAGAAATCATACTTGCGTGTTGAGTGTTTGTTGCACCTGAACCCATAAGTAAAATGTCACACACAATTGTAGACGTATACGTTGGAGTTGCTGCGTGGGTAACTGCCCAAGTTGCAATTGTTGTTCCTCCGTAGGCAACGGTATAGGATGCCACATTTCCTGTTGCGTTTACTGCTATTGTTGTTGACACTCTTATTTTTACACCTTTATTTGTGCTTAATATCCCACCAGCCAGCGCATAGGTTAAAACTGTTGCAGTTGTGTTTGTCGTTGTTGTGCCCGGAGCACCAGAAGAAAGAAAGCCAGTTGTTACGACTGATGGATTCTGAAGTACGAAGTTTGTTCCATCGTAGACGATTGTACAGATTTGATTTGCTTGGATATCTCCATCATCCAAGGTTGTGTTGACTCCTTTAACAATTGTTTTAGCACCAAGAGAGTTCACGTTGATTGTGGCGGTTCCTGTGTTTATAGTATTTGCCTTAAATATGAGTCTCATTCCTGCTACATACGCTGTAGGGACAGGCGACAAGGTAATAACATATGTATCGTTAGCCCCAGCATCTGCTGCATATACTTCAGCACCAACTTGAAGACCTTTAGCTGTAACGTAAAGGTTAGAAGCACTTGGAGCCCCACTATTTCCTGCGAGAGCATCTTGCTGGTCTTCTGTTAGAACTTGGTCAAAACGAGGATTAAAGAACATTGTCGTGGTAGACAAAGCATATCCTACAGTGACTTCAGTTGTACCGGCAGAACTTGAGAATCCTCCAGCAGTGTTAGAAGCATAGTATTTTGTATTAGCAGTTACTGTAATTGCTGTAAACGTGGCTAGACCGTAAGTTAAAACTCCGGAAGCTATTGCTCCACCTGCGGTTCCAGCTCCTTGTGCAATTCCAAGTACAATATTTTCTACAGTTGCAGCAGTGTCAGCATCACATAACCACCAACGACCATCGGAATTTTTCAGATAAATAAGTTGGTCTTTCGTAATTGTTTCACCAGCAGTTCCAGCTACTACAGTACGGTTTATGTTAGCAGAACCAGTAGCTAACCCTACAACATACGACTTACGTGCAAGGTCGTTATCGTCAACTGGGTCTCCTCCGGTTGTATTAGGAACTGAAGAAAAGCTTTTTACCCCAGCGATTGTTTGGTTTTGAATTGTATCAACATATTTAGCAAGCAGTTGTGGAACGTGAGTTCCGAACTCTACAATCGTATCTCCTTTGACCCAAGTTAATTTATTAGCAGATACTTCAGTCTGGTCAGTTCCATCGAAATGAAGACCGCGATATAGGATTGTTATTGAAGCACTCGCAATCGTAGAGGGGTCATACTCCATTATTTCCATCAAAGTTCCTGTTGAGTTACGGAATACTACCCACGCGCGTGTACCAAAGTCAGAAGAGGTGAGATTATTTCCATCCCACCCTTCTATATTATTTACCTTAAAAGAAGATGAGGAAGCGGAGATTGTTTCCGAGAGTCTTTTTGAGGGTGCTGTTGTAGGTTTAATTGTTGCCATATCTTATAAATATTATACTATGCTAAACGCTTTTAATACGCACATTGTCTGGGGATATGTCCTCTTTCATTAAAAGAGCATATCTGCTTATCTCATAATCATAATCCGCCCCATCGGACGAATGTCCGACAGAGAAGAAATCCCCATACTGGAATGGGAAATATACGTAGAATTTGAAGTGTCTGCGACCATCTTCATCTGGGTCACTAAATGAAGCAGCCATTGGGTTAATCGCCAAAGGCGCTCCACCTAAATAGGCTGATGATTCTGCTCCATCCAGAAAGCCAGTTTCATCAGTTGAGAAGTTGAAAGTTAGGAAGGCATCTGCCGAAAAATCCTTCCAGACGTTAAATGTAATAGTTGTTCCTCCTCGGATATACCCCTCAATCATAAGACCGTTCATTGCTTGGGTAGCTGTTTTTTGTGATGTTAAGTTGAAGTAATGTGTCGCATACTCTGACACAATTGGGTAACGATTAGTACCAACAATATCAGTAAGCCCTGTAAGCATCTTATAAACATTGACTCCAGCGGATTCTGCGTAGTAAAGCCCGTTATTCCAACGAACAAGGGAAAATGCTCCTATATCCCAAATTCCGTCAAAACCTTTCGTCATCTTATTATAGACAATAATGATATTGTTGTTACTTTCATTAGACGATGACATACACGGAATATAAATCTTATCTTTATATTCGATACCACGACCTATTTGAGTGAATTCACAAGCATCCAAAAATCGTTTAATTGGATAACCAATATTTTCAGTTTGAGGTTTAACGTCCTTCAATCGTACACGACCAATGGAAGTAAACTTCTTATCTTCAGTTACGAAGTAGATATCATCAGAGCCACGAATTGTTTTTCCTATACTTCCTACATTTTGTTTAATAGGAGTACGTGTTGCAAGGTCGCTTGTGTCCTGTGAATATTTTACAGACTCGATATAGTTTTTCTTAAAGATTATTGCTTCATCTTCAAATGCCTGAACATCAGTGATATCCCCACCTCCATATGGAGTTGAAACAATGTCTCCCTCACCAGCCACACGAGTTGCTGTGAATGTAAAATCTGTGGGAGTATTTACTTTTGACACGAAATAGCTTCCTGCTGAAGAATAACCTTGTAGTGCACCACCAGAGTCACGCGCCATAGCAGAACGTACATTACCCACAATAATGCGGTTAAGATAGTTTGTTAAACGATTTCCACGAGGGTTAGCTGGGTATGCGGTTGGGATAAGAGTTACTGGAGTATTATCGGCTGCGGAGTGAGCAGAACTTACTGGGAAAATATTGTAAACATCAGGAGTTGTATATGATATGGTTGTATTATTATAAATTATAGTTCCAGTTGCAGGAAAAGCGAGTTGTCTTATTTGGAAAGCAATATTGCCCGGACCCGCACCAAGAGTGGCAAAGGTCAGTTGGGAGGTTGTATTGGCACTAATGAGTCTGATTTTACCAGTTGACGGGAAGTAAATATAAAATCCAACATATTGACTCGCCGCCCACGTTGCAGTTGATACGTCAACCGTTGTCGCAGAGTTTGAAGTTGCTGTTGCACTTAAAAAGATTTCATCGGTAAGGAGAGAGTCTACCGTAACTGATGTTTCTCCCCCAACCAATGCTCCATTAAGAAGTGTAATAGCTGCGCTCCAACGTGAGTATTCTTCATAACGGTTAGAAAACATTGTGTAATCCTGCTTGTCATTATTAACCAGAGATGTAACAAACCCGAACTCTTTGTCGGATGTAAAGTCGGTCTTTACTCGGAACCAGTCGGTAGTCTTATTTTTTGAATAAGCTTCCATATAGGTATCGTAAGTTTTTATCAGAACCTCATCTGAATCGAAAGACTTGCGAAAGTTATAAAATCCTTTAACACCGAATGCTGCAGTAGAATAAGTTCCGAGAAGTTCAGTGCCGGGGCGAGGAGCAATTCCCCCTCTATCTGTAATCTGACAATTTCTCATTTTACGAGCTGAACCAAAAGGAGCCTTCGTTGTATCCTCGAGAGCGTAGAACCCTAACTTGAATTTTTCCATGTCGAGAAATACTTCTTTCATAGTTTAATAGGTATAATATTCATAAGTAAATATCTTAGCCTCACTTGGATGATTCTTCTCATAGTTAGTAAGCATATCCTTGTAATCTTTTTTATATTGAGCCACAGTTGTATTATCAAAACCTAACTCATCTGCTGCGAGACAACGAGCCTTCGCAAGATATAAGTCGTATTCATCAGTGTCAGCAACAAGATAGTCAGAAGTTGCTGTTGAATTTTCAATGTAAGAACCTGCTGCAGTTGTCCATCCATACTTTGAATAGTACTTAACATTTGTTACAACTCCTTTTTTAAGAACAAGCCAGTCAAACTTATAGTCTGATTCAGAAATCTTACCCGAAGTCTTTGTCATATAAATAACAAAGTATTTTATATCAGTTATTGTAGGTGTTCCAGTTGTTGAATAACTTGCGACATCAAACTTTAATAGATTCCATCCATTTACAAACGCTGTCCCATCTGCTTGAGCAGTAACTGTTTTATAGTAGTAGTTCGAAGCATCTGTACCAAACCTTAAGATATAGTTTGTAATGTTAGTTACATCTGTAATCTTGTGCCAAATAAAGAATGCTGATGTTCCACCAAAATAATCAGTCATATCTACTGGTGTTATCGCTGCATTTTGAATACCTGCAGTTGTTCCACCAACAGCGTTAATGTTGAATTTCAATGCTCCACTACCTTTGATAAAGTCAGCATCATCTTTAAGGATAGTAGAATCTGTAACATCTCCAAAACCTGTCCAAGAAGTTCCATTACTAGAGCCTGAAGTCACTGAATCAAGTTCAGATACTACAACTGAATTACTATCTACAATTGACCTTACCTTTAGAATCTTTGTTCCATTAAAAGAATCAATTGCAATGTCTCCATTCTGTGCATTAGTTTCGAACACTTCAGGAGGAACAAGATTAAACACTCCATCGCTTCTTTTTGCTTGTGAAGGAAGGTCTATGATTGCATTACCCTTCAAATCTGTCGGGCAAAGATAATCAAAGATTCCATTGAAAAGGTTAGGAGAAAGAACTGACCTTCGGCGAAGTGACATCAAATCGAAATCACTATTAACCTCACGAACAGCATCATTCATTGTTTCTTGGGGAGAAACAAGCATACCAATTTTGCCTTGTATCTTTGCATTTAGCCTTGATTGAAATGTTGCTTGTGTGTATATCATAAATGTTCTGAATTACTCTACAATAGGTGTTTCAGATACTACTTCAAGAGGTGTATCAACTGGAACTTCTTCAGGTACTACTTCAAGAGGTGTATCAGCTGGAACTTCTTCAGGTACTACTTCAAGAGGCGTATCAACTAGCACTTCTTCAACTGCTACTTTTGTAAAAGGCACAACTTTCTCTACGTCTGTTACCCCTTTTTCCACGAACTTAGCTTCTACACTCCCTAGTAGGATAATGAGTTCTTGCTTCTGTGCTTCGATAGCTGCTATTTGGTCATCGTACCCTGCTATCTTTGCTTTCAACTGGTCAATAGACCCTGTAAATACAGGTCGTTCTATTGTTTCGCTTATGACAACTTGAGCTGTTTTTGCTGGTTGACCTTCTTCTAAATGTATATTTATATTCATATGCTTATTATTAGTTTTTGTTAAAAATCTCCCCACCAACTGAAGTAGGGTATAGAAGTGCCACCTAAACTAGTTATAGTAAAAGTTCCATTTGATGTGAATGTGTGGACTGTATTACCCCCTGATGTTGTAATTGTTCCTCCTGTTGCAGAGATGGTGCCAGTTATGTAAGAAATAACAACAATACCGTTTGCGCCACTGCCACCATTACTTGCAACTAGTGTTGAACCAGCTCCTCCTCCGCCAGAACCAGCAGTTGTTGCGCTACTTCCTGCTGCCCCACCATTTCCACCATTTCCACCCCCTGTTCCTGCTGTACCACCTGTTCCAGTTCTACCTCCGCCTCCTCCACCACCAGAGGCATAAGTGACTGAAGAACCAGAAATAGAGTTTGCTGTACCATCTCCGCCAGTACCACCTGTATTTGTAGGAGCTGAACCTGTTGTATTACCTCCAGCAGATGTAGCACCTCCACCTCCACCAGCAGCACCGTCTGTTGACGGGGAAGCGTTTTTACCACCAGCATTTCCTGCTGTTGCTGTGCTTGCTGTAGAGCCACCCGAACCACCACCTGAAGCTCCTGTAGAACCTGTATTGGTTTGTCGTGAGCCTCCTCCACCTGGAACAGAAGTCATTGTATCGAAAACACTGTTTCCACTACCAGAACTTCCTGCTGCATTTCCTGTTCCGCCACTGCCACCACTTCCAATAGTGATTGAGTACGCCTGTACTGTAACTGCGTGAGTTGCATCATATTGATATTGACCAGCTCCTCCTCCGCCTCCAGCAGCGTTGTCTCCCCCAGAACCACCTCCACCACCTCCAGCACCCACGACTAGGGCTTGTACTGTAGATGCGGCGTAGGCAGGTGTAAGACCTATCAAAAAACTACTAATAGCATAAGCTGAAAGGAATACTGAGATTATGGATTTTTGTAGTAGTTTTTTCATGTTAAAAATTTGGACTCATTGCGCCTTGAATAATTACCTGACTTGATGTTCCATACATCGAAGTGAACGAGTACAGGTCGCAGTTATTAGCAGTAGTTGTTTGGGTTGGTACTGTTTTATTTACCCAACGGATTTGGAGAGAAGACTGCCACGTAAGAGCACCTGCTGTTCCTGTTGGGGCATTACAGACGTTTAGCTTGATGTTTTGCCCTGGCGTTGATGTTGAATTTACCATATCAATTGTTACCGCAGATGTGGATATTTCAACTGTTTGTGAGTTGGCTCGATTCCAGTTAATCGTCATGGAAGTTGACGTTGCTGTATTCCAGTTATATGGGGCGACAGATATTGAACCTGTAGCAACATATAAAGTGTTTTGTGGAGTTGTTGTGCCGATTCCTACTCGTCCTCCACTTGTAGCAAGTGTAGTAGTACCTGCCACAGTTGCGGTACCTGTTGCTGTGATAGTGCCCGCGAAGTACGAGTTACCATTAACTGCCAATTTAGCTGCTGGCGTAGTAGAACCAATACCCATATTACCGTTAGTACTTATTGTTACTCGTACAGCATTTGCAGAACCAACATCCTTAAACAAAAGTTTACCTGCACCTTCACCAGCACCAGATGCGGTTGTAATAATATCCCAAACACCACCAGAAGTTGCTACCGACCTCAACATAAGACCGGCACCTGCTGAGTGACTGCCGTCAAGGCGCATAATATCAAAATCCGCAGATTTACCAGAAAAATGAAGTGGGTTGTTTGGCGTACTCGTTCCAATTCCAACATATCCTGTAGACTTGATAATAAATGTAGAAGTAGAAATGGCAAGATAGTCTCTACCAGAAACACCAGACCCTTGAACAGCAAGAAAAGACGTTGAAGTTGTTGTTCCTATGCCGAGAGTTCCAGAAATAGTCGTAGTAGCTAGAGTTGAAGTACCAACAACAGAAAGAATGGAAGTTGGGGTAGTTGTTCCTATACCAATACGACCATTCAGTGCATCTACTGAAAATAGGCGTGTATCAGTTGACGAACCAATCGATAAGGAGTTAGCGGCACTATTGAGTGTCCATTTCTGTGTAGTAGATGAGAAGATATTACCTGCATCCATGTACAAAGCATAGTTTGTGGCTGCGTTTAGAGCAGACGAGAATAGACCAACATTTAATCCTCCCGCGTGTGTTTGATGTGAATATCCTCGTACACCAATAGCTGAACCACCATCTGCTGTATCTGTAACCATTCCTTCTCCTGTAATTCCACTTGACCTTGTGGAACTGTTTGTCCAACCTTTAAAATATCCTCCAACACCCCAGACATTTGTATTAGTAGAAGAAGCTACAGCAGAACCAACAATCCCTATATTATGAGATTCTACGTCTGATGAAACATTTGGTGCAACAATCATTTTTGCAGCAGGATATGTTGTTGTGCTTGCCCCTATTCCTATAAGTAAACGACCTTGAGTTTGGTCAAAGACTGTATCGTCCCAGAAGAATGTTGATGTTCCTGTGATTGATGATGGGCTATTCCAAAAAGTTACTTGACCATTTTGTCCACCAGTAACAGTTCCCGTAGGACTTGTCGTAGCGATTATCTTTCCGTTTTCATCTACAGCAAGAAAAGAAGAAGTAAGACCTGTTGGATAGATGTTTGTTGCCCAAAGATTTGTTGTTGTTGCATCAGTAAAACGTGAAGATGTTGCTGAAAATAGTCCTGTAGAAAATAAGTTAAAAGCTCCTAAGTTAACATCAGAAGTTGCTCCTATGTAGGGTACGAATGTGGAGGAAGCGTAAGCATTTGATATACCAGAAGAAGAAGGTACTGCCCATGTGCCATCTCCTCTCCAAAAAGTTGTTGCATCTGCCGCAGTTCCACTATCTAAATTCGTTACTGGTAGATTTCCTGTTATGTCTGTTGTAAGGTCAACAGCAGAAGACGTTAAATTGCCAGAAGCATCGAAATGTCCAATACCAGCTCCGAGAGTCGTGAACTTAGAAGCCTTTGTAACGTCTAAAGTAGTTGTATTTACGTTTATTGCTTCACTTCCAAGATTATCTTTAATTGAAATATTTTCTCCTGTTGGGGCTTGAATTGTTATAGGAAGAATACGTGTGGTAAAAATATCTTTCCAGCGTTTACCTCCTGTGCTTGGATTAGAACCGATATCGTAAGTGTCATTTGTAGAAGGGATTATATTACTATCTACAAAACCAGATAAGGTTGTAGTTCCAGTAACCGAAAGAGTACCTGTAGCAGTTATATTACGGGTAGATAAATCTGCAAATAATCGTGCAAATGTACTAGATGCGTATATGTTTGTTACATAAGAATCCAAGCTACTTAGAAGAGCGTATGTAGAAGAAGCATAAGAAAATGACGAAAAGGTGGAGGACGCGTAAGCGTTAGATACACCCGTGCCACCAGTGATACCGAGGGAAGATGTTGCCACCCATGCTGGCTGACCTCCTAATACCCATAGCACATTGCCGGTTGAGCCGATAGGTAAACGTGTATAACGAAGTAATGATGATGTTCCTACAATCAAATCTCCTTTTGTAGAGGTAGACCAACCAGTTCCTCCTTGAGACAGACTAACTTGCGCACCACTAAAAGAAATTGCTGAGACTAGGATTAAAATTGTAGTTAATATTTTTTTCATATATTTTATGCTATTCCATAAATGGAATTACCCGTTCCTGCTGGAGAAAACATTGTTGCTGTTAATGTTGGAACGTCCCACGTCCACGCTGTAACCCCTCCTATTGTATCTCCATCTCTATAACTTATTCCATTCATTACAATAATTGAAGGTTTTGAAGCAAACGAAAAAGCTGTGTTTGTATCATCTATTGTTCCTGTCGCCGTGAGAATAGTGAATGATCCTCCGCCTCCTGTTATGGTTGCAGTAAGAGCATTACCACTAGCTGATATAGTTACACCAGAACCTACAAAATCAATAGAATCAACATCGGAGGTTATTAAAATACCCTCATCTGATATTGATATTCTTTTATAAGCAGTTCTAGCCATAATATTTTATATAATGAAGTCCCCAATTAGTTTGTCAGATTGAGCTTTTTCAATCATTTTTTTAAGCACTAATGTCTTTTCTTCAACACGTTTTTCAGTAACATTGAGTATATTTGCTCTATTAGCATACTCCTCTTTAGCAGAAACTATTTTTGAATTCTCCTGTTCTAATTGAAGAGAAAGTGATTCTAAAGATTTTTGTTTTTCAGAAATATCTTTGTTAAGTGTTAAAATAGTCTCTTTAAGTTCGGAATACAGAATTCTACTTTTATTTATATTATTTTCCAAAATAGACACTTGATTATTTAATTCCTCTATCTTTTTTGTAATATCTATAAATTCTTCTTTTTTACTTTCGATATCTTTTTCCATGTCGACAATATCGAGTTTAGAATTAGAAATAACTTTCTTTTGTTCGATAACCTCATTTTTTATGTTATTTAGTATCTCTTTTCTTTCAGAAATAGATAAAATCAAATCATTCTCTTCATCTTTAAGAAGAGATAGATCGTTTTTAAGCAATGTTTTTTTGTTTTCAAGTACTAATATATCCGCTTCTGATTCTTCTTTTTTAGATCGTATAGATACTTCATCTTCTTTGTTTTTAGTAATTAAATCTAAATGATCAATTTTTATAGTCTTTATAATCGTTTTTATTGATAATTCTTCCTCTTTAAGAGTTTCAATACGTGCCAATACAGCTTTTTCCTCTTCTTTAAGAGAGTTTATCGTTTCCTCCACTCTCTTTTTAGTAGAACCAAGCTCTATAACTTCATTTTGAAGACCAAAAATAATTGTGCGTTTCTGTTCAATCTCAATGTCTTGTTGGTCAACAATTGGCTTCTCTATTGAAGTAATCATAATTAATTAGAATTAGTTAGTAACGCTTTAACTGTGATAGCCCCCTGTGTCCAAGAAATTGGGAATACGGTTAGATATTTTACTGCATTTATGTTTACCTCATAACTATTGTTTATATCTGCGCCAGAAGCAACTAAGCCAGTTGCACCGTTAACAGCAACAGCAGTATCGAGATTTATCGCTTGTAAAAACGTATAAGGATTTGAAGGAGATACCGTAGCTGCAAAATTAGGAGTATCTCCATCCTTAAGAGAAGCACTTTCTTTTGTCTTTCCAAGAGACCCTGCAATCTTAAGGGTGGCTGTTGCTGTCCCAGTTGTTCCGACTTGAAGTATAACATTTCTAAATTCTCCAACGTACAATATTTTTGGTGCAACAACAACAATACCACTCGCCCCAGCCCCTGCACCAGTTCCAGCAACATCTAAACCACTATATCTGTCTTGAAGAGAAAAAGTATCAGCAGTAAGTCTGGTTACTTTAAAAATACCATTAGCGGCTAAGTTTGTTGTATGTCCATAAATAAGGACTAAAGTTCCAGTAGTAAATCCATGAGCAGTAGCTGTTACAACAATAGGGGTAGCATCTGTGCTAGATGTTATAGCCACAGGAGTTACAGCATTATATATTGTATATTCCTTTGAATCAGTTTTCATAAAGATATTTTTAATTATTTGTTAAAGAGGATTTTGCAGCCTCATTCCTGCCCAATAAATTGGGCAGAGTGAGACAACAACTAAGCTGTCGGAGTAACACCGATACCTGACGTACCCGCTGTTGGAACAGGCGCAACAATTTGAATTGCTGCGTTTCTTCCAGATGTGGCTGTAGAAAAGTCAGTTGAGTTAAATGTCGCAGGATATGCGAACACAAGAACCCCCTTAACTGTTCCTGTACCTGTCTGGGCTGTTTCTGCAATAGCGGCTCCACCAGCAGAGTCAACCGATGCTACGAATGTACATCGGTCAAATACGTTAGTGAACAATATATCACCTACCGCATCTAGTCTCACAAATGTGGCTGTGGAACTTGATGAAGAAATAATGAATATACATTCACGAAGTATGTTTGATTTAAACTCCTGTGAAGTAGTAACTTGGTCAATATGAAATACTGAACGAGCACCACTTGTAAGAAGAGTATCAGAACCAAATGTACAACTTAGATATGTTGCTGAATCTGAACCGGCTAGGAATTCGTGAGCTGTCGTTCCATTTAGGTTGTTTGCAACACCAAAGACGAACGAACAGTTTTTATATAGAGTTCCTTCACCACCATCCTGAACAACAGTAAGAGCGTTGGCGTGAGTTGATGACTGAATAAACTTTACGTTTATGAAAGAGTTACGAACCCCAGTCACCTTTACTACATATGCAGAATCAACTGCACCAGATAGTTCAACCTTTGCACCTTGCTGTACTAGACGGTATCCACCATCCATGCCGATAACATGAATACGACTCTTTGACCAAGCAATTCCAGTAGAGACACTGTGACTTGAATGACCAGAAAGAAGGATAATATCATCAGCATTTGATGTACAAGCAGCATAAGCTGCTTCCAGTGTTGCGAAGAAACGAACGTGTCCTTCAACATCTGGAGTAAATATATCTGAAAGCATTTGCTTTTTTGATGCGTTATCTCCAGAAGGAACTACTACGTGAATTTTTCCGAAAACTGGACCAACTGCTGCCGCAATTTGATTAGCTAGAAGCTGACCATAACCAGAATTTAAGTTGTAATTCATAAGATTTAGTACCTTAATGGTCCACCTCCGTCCTAGAGCTACAAGTTAACATATGTTAACTTGTGTTCTCATAACCATTAAGCGTAATTAATTGTTAAGCTGTTCCATCACCGTAAGATACACCAATCCAACCTGCAGTAACTGTGGCAATCATGTATGACATCTTTACACCGAAGTTCCAATCTTCTGTTGAGAACTCTTCAGCGTTTGACCCTGCTGTTGCAGGAGCCTTCATACTTGCTTCTTCAAGAACACCAAGCATAAGCGTTGACATTGAAGTAGAAGCCACACCCCAGTACTTAGCCTTAGTTGTATCTGGTGCACCGTTTTTGTCAGTTGCTACACGAGGAAGCATAACGTGACGATACTTACCCTGATATACGTTCACATTTCCACTGTTATTAGTAACAGTTGATGCGTTTGAACGTAGAAGCTCCTTAGCTGTGTTGCAAGTGTTAGGGTCATCTGTTGTCCAAAGAACGTCATCAGTTAGTGTCATTTTTTCACCAAACTGATTGTAGACGTTTCCGATACGCATTGTTTCCATAGCTTCCAATGCTCCACGTGATAATTGTGGGTTGTTAGCAAGAATATTTCGGAATGTTGTTCCAGAACCACGGAGAGTGTGGGCTGTAGAGTAGAGGGCAAGAGTATCACCCACTGAAATATCTACAGTATCACCATCCATGTCAGCATATGTAGTTGCTGAACCGAATCCGATACGGTGAGAAAGGTCCAAATCAAGACGATTTGGTGCAAGCTTTCCAAGATTTGTAAGTTTCTGCTTTATTTCAAAGTACTTACCTTGGGTTCTCATTTCTACAGAGATACCAATGTCAGTTGAAATACGCTTGATTGTACCAACCTTAGAGTAACCTTGCTGTACTTTTGCACGTGCAGCTTGGTCACTTTCACCTTTCTTCTTCGCGTATTCATTGAGGTCGATTTCAGTGAATTCACGAGTGTTTCCAGAAAGTTGCGGAATTGAAATCTCTTTTACGAGACCTGAACCACGCATAACTTGTGGAACTGAATCCCTACCTTCAAGCCACAAAATTGTGGCGTTTCGCACAAAGTCCGATAGGACTGCAATGTTTAGTTCCATAATTTATTAGTAGCTACCATTAATTTTTAAATATCCACGAACCTTTGTTGCAGAAATAAACTGTGTTACTAGAAATACTTTGTTTGAAGTATCGCTCTTATCAACAGTTCCTGAATCAGAGATTCCAAATTCGCCACCGATATCGGTTGCAACGAATGTACCTGTTCCATCAGCCTCCCAAACAACGTGACGTTCTACTGGAACCATAACACCAACTGTACGAGCAGTAGCGTAATCAGTATCAGTAGAAGCAATTGCCTTAACAAGAACACCCGCAAGAGCTGTATCGTTGTCATCAGCTTCAGCAATAAGACCTGAAGTGAATTCAACAATTTTGTTAGCTCCAATCGCAGTTGATGTTGTTACTGGATATTGCTCTGTCTTTGTTTTTCCTTTATATAGAATAAATGACATATAAATTAAAACTAACTTTATAATTTGTACAACCGTGGCTTTGACTCCTGCTAGGGTTTTTTACGGTGCTAATTTTTACTAAGCGGTGCTTCCTAATCTCTTGCGAGTAGGAGGGGGGAATATAAGTCGCATCTTCTATTCCCTTCTTCTACTAACAAAATAAGGCGGTCACAAATAATCCTCTTTCGAGAATTGATTTGTGTCCGCCTTAATTTCGGTGGGACTATTCTGTTGACAATCCTACTATTCCTCTTCTAAGTATACATCTTTTATAGTGTTCACCCCACTCTTCTTGTGGATAACTTCAAACGTACCAAGATTAGTTCGTTCAATGGTTTTTAGTAAGTGGTCAGGAATTCCATCCCTCATACTTATTTCCACTTTTCCAAATGGATACTTATGTCGAAGAGTAAGCAAAAGGTCGATTTCTTTTGCGTGTAATTCTCCAAGAAGGGACCTATTCTGTTCTATCTCCTGTGTTTTGTCCATCGTTATTAGGTTCTGTTACCTGTGGCTGTGGGATAGAATCGAGCACCACTTTAGCTTGAATTAGAGTAAGGTCGTTTGACTGGTCATAGCCCGGCACAAAAGTTGTGTCGTCCTTACTCCACAAGTAGTTACTAGCCCTATCGTAAGCATTGTCAATCTGATATCCAAGAGCAGAAAATAGATTGTTTGCCTCACTAATAAGAGTTTGCAACACATTTTCTATCTCTGTAACTGTAAGGTCATACTCACAAACAAGAGTAATCATTTCCTTGAGTATTTCTTTTCTGCTTTCAGCTTTCTGTTCCACAGTCATATCATCCCCATAGGTAAGAAAATGCTTTCCTACAAGTGGGTAGATTTCCTTGAACAGAGACTCAAACTTTGTGTCACGAATATAGTTGAAGTCCTTCGGCTCTGAAGTCTTTACGATGTTGAATGTCTTCTGTGTTAACAGTTGATTGAATCCTCCTTCGTAAATCACCTTAAATACTGGAGTATCTTTATAGGTTTTTACATCCTGAACTTCCAAAGACTTAACTTTTCTTGGACCGACATAGCACACCTCTTCTAACTTTGTTTCTTCTGTCATATTAATTTACGAATGTTATGTCGATTGGTAATTCTAACCCTTTAGGAGTAATAACTGTATAAGTTAATTTACCATCCTTATCTTTTGTTTCACTTATTACTTCACAGTTTTCCCAACGTCTGTTTCTTGAGAAACGAACATCACTCATACGCTGTGGTTCACCATCATTGAAGTAATATTCAACCTCTTGGTCTTCGTGAATGACACCTCTTTCATCAGTGTAGACTTCATCTTTGATACGCTTCCATCCAACAACATACATATCTCCTATTTTAGAGACACGAACCTTCTTCATTATCTTTCCGTCAGCTCTCATTTGGTCAGCCTTTGAAAGGCGACCCTTATCCGCTACTTCACGCAATATTTCTATGTCTTTTGCCTGTTGCTGGATAGTGTTTTCAAGCTTTTCTTGCTTTTCAAGAATAGCTTTCAACGTATCTTCTCCAATTTCTACCTTCTTTTTTCCTTTTCCTGTAGTTTTTTCCTCTTCTACAACCTCATCAACCTTTTCCTCATCAACCTTTTCCTCATCAACTTTTTCCTCATCAACTTTTTCCTCATCAACTTTTTCTGCTTCTTGCTGTGGAATATCATTACCTTCTGCACCCTTTTTGAGACGAGCGTCTCTTTCTGCTTTAGTTTCTGCCATAATAGTTTAAATTTAGATTAAATAGTTTTACCTTGAGCCTTTGCAATTGCTGCATCATCATATTTTTTAATACTATCTTCCTTGATTCCAAAAACAGTAGCCATAGCTTTACCATTTTCAGTCATTCCTTCCACCTTATCCTTTCCGGCACCATCACCTCGAGCACCAGCTCCGGTTACACCATCAAGCATTGATGGTGTTGGCTTATTTCCTGTAGCTAAAGTGAAAGCATCTTGGAATTTTTGAGCAACACCTTCTGGAGTATCAGGATATCCAGTTAAATTGCTTGCCTTTAGTTCAATTTTCGCACGCAAATCCTTATCGCCACCTGTAAGTTTTGAAAGTAAACTTTCTTTAGCACTTCCTACGATACTTTCCTTATAAGTTTTGAAGTCATTAGAAAGCGTTTCAATCTTTCCATTAAGTTCTGCCTCAATCTTATCGCGGTCTTCTTTTAATCTACGCGCCTGACCAGCATCACCTCCAGCACCAGACGAGATTTTGTCATTTGCCTCCTTTAAGTCGTTCTTCAACTTTTCAATTTCAGAACTCTTATCAGGATTATTCTTGATATATTCATCAAGCGCTTCCTGCTGTTTTGCTTTCAACTCATCTTGTGTGAAAGCTTCCACCTCATTACCACCTGCATCAAATAATTTTGCCATATGTTAGTTAGTTGCTTCCTTTAATTTATCTTCTAATGATTCTTCCTGATTATTTTCAGTTTGGTTAGCAACTTGCTCATTAATCATTGTTTCACCCCACTTCATTAATTCTCGGAAAGAATATACAACACCCTTTAATGTTAAGTCGAAATCACGCTCGTTAGAAGATTCTTCCAAGAGATTCAAGGCAACGGAAATCATTTGCTTTAGTTTTGGTTCAAGGATATCCTTGTAAAAACCAGCCACAGAAGCAACATACATTTTTCTGTCCTCTTCACTCTTAGGAATAGGGTCTCCTATATCAAACGCGAAAATAACTTTTTTCTCCTCATCCTCTTTTTTAAGAGCAATGACTTCGGCACGACTTAAAGAATACTTTTGTTGTACTTCATCAAGTTGTCTTTCGTACATTTCTCTGACAGCTCTAAGTTTCTCATCAGATTCACTTTTGAGAATGTAACCAAAACGGTCAAGAATAGTTTTAATCATGCGAGATTATATGCGACTTAATTTTACCCCCTTTCCGCTACGCTGTTACCGGTGCTGGCGCTCCAGCAAGTCGTGGCACACCTTTTACGTTTGCCTGACCTCCCACCCCTCCCATAGTCGCATCAACTGGTTGTGACTGTTGAGCCTGACCTTTAGAGAATAATTTACTTCTATCTTTTTGATAGACACGAGAAAATTCTTCTTCAAGACCATCCTTGTTTGGAAGTGAACCGAATGTCATAAGAGTTTGCATATCAGTAAGCTCTTCACGGAATAAGAGCTTGTAAAATGCAGACGTTTCCTTTTCCTTTGGTGTAATGACAATATACCAACGAACTTTAGCGACTTTCAATTCTTCTGGATTTATATAAATTTTCTGAATTGGAAATCCTTTCTCTTTCTCGTGTTGCAATTCTACTTTACGAATTGTTTCAGGGGATGGAAGAGGTTGGTCAGTAGGAATTATCTGACGTTCTCCCAAACCAATACCGTCTATCGTAGTTTCACGATGAGTATTTCGGTACTGGTTAATCTCCATACGAACGTCATCAATTGTGACAACTTTCGTGTCAACTGGGTTAAACCAGTTGGCAAGAATGTTCCAAAGACGTAAGTACTCGAGTTTCTTTTCGAGAAGCCCACACGCAGCGATTGTGAGTCCAAGTGTGAGCTTCGCTTGGCGCTGCAATTCTACGACCTCTGTGGCTGTAGTTCCTGAATTTCCTTGCTGACCAGTGAATTGATTTGAAACAGTAGACTTATCAATTCTATCCTGCAATTCTTTCAGCACACCGAATTCATTCGATGTGACTCCCTGTCCTTCATTCCCAATTGCTTGAAGGGCATCCGGAGAAATACCCATAGAGATACGCCCCGGAGAAAGTACCTTTTTTGGTATAACTTTCCCCGAGGTGTTTATATATGCAGGAGTGAATGACTTTCTTGTTTTAAGAACGAAGAGTTTAAGCATCTCATCAATAAGTGCAGAGATTTCTTTGATAGCACCAGCTCCAACGAAAGCCTTACCGTAAGCAAACTTATGATTTATTACTCTGAATATCTGCTTTGCAATGTTATAGTTTCCGCCCGGAGACACAGCCGAGAGTGGAAAACCGATAGGGAGCATAAGGACTCCATTTATAATTATTTGGAATTCATCGCGTGGTTTATCTTGATATAAAACAATTTCAACCTGACCTTCTGTGAGTTCAGTTAATCTCCACTTATTATCATAAATTGTCATCGTCTGGTTTGAACCATTTGTTGTAGAAGTAGGAACTGCTCCAGCCTTTACATATTTCCAATTCTCAAATTTTCCATACTTCGCTTCGGCAACATCTTTCTGCATTGTTATAACTACGAAAACAAATGGCTGTTTCTCCATTGTGAATTCTGTAATGTCTCCCAAAAATACATTCGGTCCATACAGTAAAGTTCTTGAAGGTCCCTCAAAGACAAGTTCAAGTGATGAAGTCCATCCAGCAAAATCTTTGAACTGTCCATTGTATCCTTCCTTTAATTTCTTTTTTGTCTCCCAAAGTTTTAACCACTCCTCTTGAACAAACACTGTTCCCTGCTTTAGTAGTTCGCGTTGGCGTAACATTTTCTTTTCTTCATCTCCACCCTCACCATCTAACTCCTTTGTCATATCAATCGTGTCCTTAAGAGCAACTCCGAGTTCAGTCAACTTATTATTTTCCTTATCATAAGCAAGAACCTCGGCACTAAGGTCAAGGTTATTTATATTGGCAAGCAAAGCATCTAGTTTTGTTTCAACTGTACCAGCGGACACAATTACATCATCGTCATTCTTCTTCGCGGGAAGCATTGTGTTAGCAATCTTCTCGTTCTCATTAAAAATCTCATAATAATTCTTTCCACCAAATTCTTCATATACCTGATTCTTTTGTCTCTTACCGTTCTCCAGTCTTTTTTGTAGGAAATTTAAATACTGCTTATCATCCTCTGAGTATATTGTTTCCACCGGTGCAGTATCAGCCTCCTTTTTATCAAGAGGATTAACTGGAAGCGAAATGTGTTGGTCAACGATAGCTCCGTTAATGGTTGTCATTACATTAAGTGTATCACGCACCATATCTAATTGTTATAGTCAAACGTGTGGATATCCTAACCGAAGAAACTTTGTTCCGTTTCCGAACTTTCTAATTCTTCAACTCCCAAGTTCATATCTTCTCTCCAAACACACGCACCGGTTCTTACTGCATCGGCGAAGTGAGAGTTTTCATCGTGTAGTGCTGAATCTTTGAACTGCCCAAGCTTCGCATCCCAGTCTTTTCTATAATTACCAAGAGCTTCATACACTTTCAACGACTTTTCTTCATCAAAAAAGAACCTTGGGAAGATATTTCGTACTCTTTCTCGTCCATCCTCAATTCCAAGCTTCGGCGCAACCACAATATCCCTCATTCCAAGGTCGTAAAGTGTCTGCTTTCTGGTAATACCGGATGACATATCCTTCACATTGATGTCGTGAGGGAATATATGCTTTCCGTATGAATATCCTTTGTTTCTAAGCGTGTCTGTGTAATGTTTAAGTCCCTCCCCAGTATTGTAGTAGCAGTCTATGAAACGGATAGAAGCCCCCACTGTCTGAACAAACAAAATAACCATAAAATCGTTCACTCCAAGGTCCCACCACGTATCAACTTTTACATTTTCGGCTGGAGGAAGTATTTTAATTCTGTTTTCCCGATACACCTTAGCCATCTCCTTCGCATAATATGCTCCTTCTACAGACACCGAGAAAGCCTCCTCAAGCGTAGTTGGGTATTCCGCAAATATTTTATCGCGGTTCATCTCCTTTTTCTTAATGTACCATCTCTTCTGGCTGTCCGTAAGCTCAATTTTAAATCTGTCTTTTAAGTTCTGGAAGTAGTTTTTATCCTCCGAAGTGATAACGAAGTCTGCGTTCGGCATCGTGTATCTTTCATCAAGATACCAAGGAAAGAAGAACAGCTTCCAATCAAGCTCTGTTAATGTCCTACCCTCCTTAGCATTCCTATCTGCTGTCATACAAAAATCATAAAAGTATCCCTGTCTTCCCGCTGCTGTACTTTCAATCGAGACCATATTCCCCGCGTGCACAGAGTTAATCGCCCCCGTAACAATTTCCTCCGCCTTGTCAGGGAATCTCTGACAGATATACCCGAATTCCGAGATGTGAAGAAACTGTACCGTACCTCCACGAGTTGTCATCGACACGAAGATTGATGATGTGTTACCTTCTTCATCGGTCCACACCAATTCGTTCGCACTGTTAGTGTCCGGTTCCCCAATCTGTGTTTTAAGCCACGGGTGCAAATTATCCCAAGCAAACTTAATCTTGTTTCTAAAGATTTTTTTCATGTCTTCCTGACGATGGGCGATGATACCGGCAGTCTTATTCTTACTAAACAGTATTTGGTCCAAGTACAGGATTGCAAAGAAAGTCGTTACTCCAAGCTGTCGAGCTTTTGGCACAATATTAAAGAACCACAAATTGTCGTGAAGGTATTCCTGTACTGGATTCATTATGAATTGTACTTTATTACCGTCCTCGTCCTTTACGAAGTAGAGATTGTTCAATCTCCACTTTCTGTCACCCATTTTCTCCTGTATTGTTGAAATATCAAGCATAGGTTACTTTAATATGTCCATTATCCTTGCCCTTATCCCCTTATTCTCTCCTGTGGTGTCCTCAACATACCCCTTGTGCTTCGCTTTGCGTGCCACGAGGGGCTGGTTATCGCCATTCACCTGAATAAATGTAATTGCCTGTTTAACGATATTGTCGCTCTCACCATCCCCACCACCGTTACCCTTACGTGGATTGAACTCACTTGGGTATCTTCTCTCTAGCATCCACATCGACAGTTTATCGTCAGTTTTTGACTTTGTAGACACCACCTCAAGCAACCCTCTCTTGTACTCCAAGTCCTTCAATTTTATTAACCTCTCCACCGCAGCATCCGTATTTATCAATTGCTGTACTTTATCGAAATCCAACCCAACAATAAGACACGCGTCCTCAAGCGGAAGCCCAATAACGGACAATTCATACGAGAGTCTCTTAAACAACTTCACCATCGGCTCACTGTACTTTTCCGTAAGCTCCATTTCTACAGTTTTTCGTTGTATATCGAATTCTGCTTTCTGTTCCAAACCTTCTACAGTTTGGTCTCCAAGAGGAATAATCTCCTGTGGAGTTTTTTTAGATTGATGCGACTCTTTCATATAAGACATTATATACCAAGAAGAGTAAAGAGATTAGAAGCGAGTGTTTATAACTTCCATTTCCTCATTCACATCTTTATCGGAGAGGTGAAGATATTTCATTGTTGTGAGAATCGAAGAGTGTCCGAGAAGCTTCTGGACCGTTGCCATTTTTGTTCCCTTATTAAGTAGGTTAGTGGCAAAGTGGTGACGTAACATATGAGCTGAAAGGTGAGTCCCATAAGGTAAAAGTAGTTTAGCTCTTTCGTTTACCATTCCCTGCATATACCTAATAGTTAATGGTTCACCGTGTTTGTTTAGAAAAACCGGACCCGTTTCTCTACCTTCTTTTTCCATATAATCTAATAGCATCCTGTGTGAGTTCCCAAGTAAATAAACTATTCTAGGTTTGTCTCCCTTACCGGTAATAGTCATATATTTTTTATCTAGTAGAACATTCTCTAATCGAAGTGAATGTAGTTCAAAAATTCTAAGACCTGTACCAAATAGAATGTTAGCAATGAGGTCACTTTTATCGTTTACACTGGCTGTAAGAAACACTTCAAGCTGTTCATCATTAAGAAGTTTTACTTCTTTATTTTTGATACGTGAATACTTTTCGACATCGTAAGGATTCATACAAGGTATTTTCTTTTTTTCACAATATTTCAAAAAGACACGGATGCCGATTAGATAGTAATTTATTGTCTTGTGAGTAAGTCTCGCCTTAATAAGACTGTTCTTGAATGATTCAATGGTTTCTGGAGTAATGTTTTCAATGTTAGCGTTGCCGCCATTTACCTCTTTTATATAGTTTATAAGGCGCTGAACATAGGCTTGGTAGTTTCGTACAGTGCCGGGGTTCATCGCTTTTCCAATAGACAGGTGATTGATAAATTCATCAAGTAGTTTTTGTGCTTCCATAGAAGAGAATAGGTTAATTAATATAGAGGCACTACGCAGGAGTATGAACTGTCGAACGGGTAGCAGAGAAGACTAAGCCATCCACCCCGCCGATGTTTTACCCCCTGCGTAATGTCTCTACTTCGTTAAGTATACCATTTTACGAACACTTCGTAAAGCATTTGCCTGTGGATAGTAAAGTGAAAAATTGGAAAAAATTTAAATCAGATTTGAGGAATTAAATTTCCTAGAAAAGTCGGGGGTAGGGGTGGGTCTATTTTAGAAAACTGTATATATTCATACATTCTATACATCAGTTATTTTCCACTAGTACGGGGGTGCGGTTCGGGGGGTATACCCCACCAAATAATATCTATAAAAAGAACATATATAAAAAGACTTGTCAAAAAACAATCCAAGAAAAATACAAAGAAAGAGAAAGAATCGCGCAACTCAAAAGCAACCCAGAGAGCGCTACAGCGCGTGTTATCTGGGAATTCAGTACACGGCTCAGCTATCAAGGAGGGAATCAGCCCCAGCACCCTATTCCGTGCCCTTAAAAGAATTAGACAGGCGTCACAAAATACCCCTTGACGGTTATATCTGCACTAGTGCATAGTCTCTCCACTGGCAACGATAACGGGAGAGGAAAGATGTACTACGTAATTCTGACCGACAAAGATGGCTGCGAAATGGCGGCACACTACGACATCGACGGACTCAAGGCCGCCAAAGGCATCGCCAAGGACTACCTGACCGACCCCGAATACAAGAATGACGCGCACAAAGTCGAAGTGCGTAATAGCGGCGACGATTGCTGCGAGTGGGATAAGTTCGCAGCCTAACCCACTAACGATGCTGGAGACGAAAATGACCGAGCTAATTTACCTGCGATACCTGGCCCAGCTAAAAGAATGGCGCTCAACCCTCCCACGACGTAAGCCATGCCCTATTGAGGAGGAGGGCTCGATATCCAAGCTGCTGTAAAAAAAAGCCCCAGTGAAGGGGCACCGCAAACTGGCTCGCATTTCTGGAGCTGCCTAGTGGGAGTGATGTACTAGGCTCAGGGGCCGGTCAGTTTAATCGTTGATTCGGCTTTAAGGTCGGCTGCGGTGGAGGCTTCTTTTCTCAAATTGCCGAAACCACGGTGTCCGAGTTTGTGTTCTAGACCCTTTCCTAGCTTGTTTGGTTTGCACATCTTGCAGCCCGCTCGTGAGCTTTTTGGTTTGCCCCGCTTGAAATTCATATAACCCACCATTCCCCAGCCAGTAAATATTGTCGGAGATAATCTCCCACCGAACGCAACTCACTTCTCCACCTCTCTGGCGACACTCATGCAGCTAACCGCTCGTTCCCGCTAACGGACGCTTGATATCTAAGCGCAAGAATGTTCTTCGCGGCATTGATGTCGCGGCTGTGAGTGGCACCGCACTCGCAAGACCATTCTCTTACAACGAGTTGCCTTAGACCACTGGGACCGGTTAATTGGCCACAGCTAGAACATGCTCGCGTTGTGTTTCGTTCGTTCACGATTAGAAAGCTTCTCGCCGCCTGCTGGCTTTTGTATTCGAGTTGCCTTTTCAGTTCGTAGAATGAAACGTCAGCTTTTGCCTTTGACAGTTTCCGATTCTTTAGCATTCCTTTAACATTGAGATCTTCTATAACAATATATCTCGGTTTGGTTTTCACCAAGTTAGATGTTATTTTATGTAAATTGTCTTTTCTACAGTTGGCTATCTTATAATGTATCTTCTGTACTACCTTTATCGCTTTCTTCCTGTTATTCGAACCTTTAACTCTCCTAGAAAGCACCCTCTGTCTTCTAGCTAGTTTCTTTGCAAACTTCCTAGTGTTCTTTGGGTTCT